ACAACGAAACAAGCGAACAAGATTTACAAGATGATCTTGTTGTTGAGGCTATCCAGATGAAAGGGGTGGATATGAATTATCTTCCTCGAACACTGGTTGATTATGATTACTTGTTTGGTGAAGACCCTAGTTCTGCTTTTAATGGTTCTTATACCATAGAAATGTACCCTGCTAATGTTGATGGGTTTGGTGGTGGTGGCGACATGATCACCACAATTGGTTTTGAAATCAAAGATACAGCTACATTCCTTGTTAGCAAGTCTCGATTTGCAGAAGAACTTCAACCACAAAGCATTACAAAGCCTATGGTGGGTGATCTTTTATACCTACCCATCACTCGATCATTTCTTGAAATCAAGCATGTAGAGGATGAGAGTCCGTTTTATGAGCTTGGTAAACAATACATCTGGGAAGTTAAGACAGAAACGTTCGAATTCTCTTATGAAAGTTTTGAAACAGGCGATTCAACAATTGATGATCTGATTAACAACGATCTTATGCATTATGATCCTGAAACAGAAACAGAAGAATACGGAAAGAATGATGAAATTCAAACAGAGAGTGATACGTTTGTTGATTTTAACGAAAATGACCCATTTGGGGTAAAATAATATGGCAGCTTTAGACCAACACTTTTATCATAATTCTATTAGAACATACACAGCCGCATTTGGTACGATATTTAACAACATCTATATTGTGAGAAGTGACGGAAAGAAAATTAAAATTCCTTTGTCTTATTCATCCAGACAAAAGTTTGATATTACACAAAAGTATGAAGAAACTAATGCCCACATCAAAGTAAAGTTTCCAAGAATCGGTTTTGTTCTTACTGGTTGGAGTCGTGACCCACAAAGAATCCAAAACAAACATGACTTGATGTATCAACAAATTGACAGAACACAAGTAAACACAGTTAACAAACAGCTTAACAGAGTTCCTTATATTTTCAACTACCAAGTAACTGTAGGGACAAAAAACCTCGACGATATGTTTCAGATAATGGAACAAATCGCGGCGTGGTTTAATCCGTCACTGAATATCAACATCACAGAGAACCCAGATTTGGGAATTGAAACTTCTCTGAATGTTATGATGACAGATTCTAATTTGGCAGATGATTATGAGGGACAAATGGAAGACGAAAAGACATTGATATCTACATTTAATTTTGATGTAGAGGGATTTCTTTACATGCCAACAAGCAACCAAGGTGTCATCCAAACCATCACCCTAAACTATTACGATTTAAACGATCCTGACACAATTTTAGAAACGGATATCATACCATGAGCAAGCGAGATAAAATCAACAAAGACATTGAAGCCTTTATTGGTATTGAGAATGATGTTGATTCTCATTTAGATGGTCTGGATGACGAATCAATGCCTCGTGAAAGATTTGATTTGGTTGAATATAGTCCTGTTACATCCAAAGTGCCTGTAGAAGAGCGTGAGAGTGATGTATACGATGATTACAATTACACTAGGACGGTTCTTAGGGGTTTGATAGAACGTGGTACAAGCGCGTTAGAAGGCTCTCTTATGCTTGCTAAGGAATCAGAGCATCCGAGAGCGTTTGAAGTCTCTAGCACACTGATGAAAAATATTTCAGAAATGAGCAAAGACCTCATGGAGCTACACAAACATCTGGAAAATGAGAAAGGTGATAAAAAAGCGAAAACAGTAAACAATACACAAAATAACAACTATTATTCAACAGATGGAAAGCCTCAAAAGGGTGTTAATGATCTTTTGGATGATTTGGATGATAACAAAAAGAAGTAGTTTGAATTTTAATTTTTATAAATAATAATGAACATTCATCTAAATAGAGATGTATCATTAATTTATAGGATTAATAATGTTATATTGCGTCTATAAGACAACAAATTTAATAAACGAAAAAGAGTATATTGGTTTTCATAAGTTCAAAGAAAGTGTTGATGATGGTTATATGGGGTCTGGAAAACTTATAAAAAGAGCTTTGAATCTTTACGGCACTGATTCATTTGATAAAGAAGTAATAGCTATATTTCATGACATCGAAGATGCTAAAGAATATGAAAGACTTTTAGTTGATAAGAAATATTTTAGTAGAAAAGATACTTACAACTTATCTATAGGCGGTGATGTTTGTATTTTGTATGGAGAATCTAATGGGTTTTATGGGAAATCTCATTCTATAGAATCTATAAAAAAAGCTAAAGAAAGTAGAGAAAAAACTATTACCGAAAGAGGGTACTCACAAAAGAATAAATACCATTGTATGGTTGATAACACAGAGTTATATTGTTTATTAGATATTAAAAAATATATAAACAAATGGACATTGTATTCGGTCGTTAGGCATTTATTTTCTGGTGAATTTTCAGTTTCATTTTTCGATAAAGATTTTGAAAATGAAATAAAAGAGTTGTACAACAAAATTAAGAAAGAAGATGAATCCTATAAAAAGATACTTGCAAAAGCTTGTTCTGATAGATTTCTTGGTGTTAAAAAGACAAAAGAACACAGGGATAAAATTGGAGATGGCCATAGAGGCACAAAAAAAGACTGGGTGGCGAATGGAATTAACAAAGACCCACAGAAAATAGAGAAGACAAGACAAAAACATATAGGATCAAAAAGATCAGAATCAGCAAAAGAAAATATGAAATTGGCGCAAAGAAAAATATATGATGATGGGTTTATAAATCCAATTAAAGGTAAATGTGGATACCATAATCCTAAAAATAAAAAAGAATTTGGTTTCTTTTTTGAAGACTCATATCCTGATAATTGGATTAAAGGAAACCCAAAGGCAAAAAAGAAAAACTACTATGATCCAGACACATTAATTTGTAAAAGGTTTGAAGAGAATGAACAACCCATTGGATGGATCAGGGGATTACCAAGAAAATAAAATATGAGATTTAATAATTCAAAATTTAGACGTATAGCAAGATACTTAGCAAAAGAAACGTGCGCTCCATTCCAGCACGTTTCTTTTGCTATAGATAATAAAGAACTTCTTATGAAGTATCTTTCAAAAAATACTATAAATCTTGAAGTTGAAAATTTTGATCAGTATGAAGTTCCTGAAATATCAGATCAGTATAAAAGAAATCTACTTCTTTTAGGTAAGGTAAAAAATAGAGAATTTACACAATTACAAATGTTGGAATGGATAAAGTGTTCTCTTAACGCAACATATTTTACTAGAAAATATATAAAAATTATATCTTTGGATGATGGTCTAATTAAATTTGATATGTATCCATATCAAGAAGACATGATCAGCCTATTTCAAAATAACCGATACAGCATAGTAGGTACTGGTCGCCAACAGGGTAAGACAACGACTGCCGCAGCTTATATTTTATGGTTTGCTACTTTCCATTCATCAAAACAAGTCGCTGTATTAGCTAACAAGTCAGATCAAGCACAAGAAATCGTTGAAAGGATTCAGATGTCATATGAATATCTTCCGGTTTTTCTTAAACAGGGTGTAACAACATACAACAAACGATCAATGACATTTACAAACCACTCAAAAATATTTTCTGGTGCTTCTACTAAATCATCAATTCGTGGTAAAAGTATTTCTTTAGTATATTGGGACGAGGCCGCACACACAGATAACGATATAGAATTTTACGAATCTGTATTTCCTACAATATCTAGTGGTAAAGATTCAAAGGTTATAATGACATCCACACCAAATGGTGCTAGAGGCTTGTTCTATAAAATTTGGACTGAGTATGAAACCAATGGATATACAAGACTTAAAGTAACATGGGATATGATAACATCTCGTGACGAAGAATGGAAGAGAGAAATGATCGCAGCTACAAGCTACGAACAATTTCTACAAGAACATTGCGTGGTCTTTCGTGGTAGTCAAAAATCTTTGTTAAATGCTGCAACACTTGAAAAATTGGTACATAGAGAACCAGATGAAATAAAAAATGACGTAAAAATATATCATGATGTTGAAGACAATCATATTTATGCAACAATAGTAGATGTTAGTAGAGGATTAGGCCAAGATTTTAGCGCATTTATTGTTTTTGATGTAACAGAAATGCCTTACAGAGTAGTAGCGACATATAGAAATAACAAAATATCACCAGTTCTATATCCTAGCGTTATATTTTCTACGGCTACTCATTACAACAATGCCATGGTTTTAGTTGAGATAAACGATATCGGTGAACAAGTAGCTTCTATTCTATACAACGAATATGAATATGAAGAACTACTAATGACAAAATCTGATAAGAGCAGACAGATAATTTGGTATGGGAATGATTGTAAGCTTGGTGTTAGAACAACTACTGCGGTTAAGTCTGTTGGTTGCTCTAACATTAAAACTCTGATTGAGAATGAAAAGATTGAATTGAATGATAAGACGGTCATTGATGAATTTGGTACGTTTGTTCCTAAAGGAAAAAGCTACGAAGCTGATTCTGGGGCCAATGATGATTTTGCTATGTGTTGTGTTCTCTTTGCATGGGCAACAACACAACAATACTTTAAAGATATGACAGATATCAACACTCGTGTTGAACTTTTGAAAGATAAAGAAAACAACGAACAACTAACCCCGTTTGGATTTATTGAGCGTGATTTTGATCCGACTGATGGGCAAGGTGAAGACGTTACACAAAATCCATTCGGAATAAAGCAGGGGGAAGTTGACAGAAATGATGCATTTTTTGACGGGTTTTAATTTAAGCCGGTCAAATCATAAATAGAATCAGACACAATAAAACAAACCAATTATGAGGTTTTCAAAAAACTATGACTTCTCCAAGTGTAATTTCA